TGTGGCCTTCTTTTTCCATTCTTTCTTTGCACAGCATAAGGTATGCATATGCAACTAATTTTTGGCCTTCTTCTTCTTTCATTTGTTCTGGCTTAACAACAGGAAGTTTATTTCTAATAATCCAGTCATTAGCATCGGCGATTGCTTCTCTATGCATTTGCCATGCTCCAGTCGCTTTTCCGTTGTCTCCTTTGGCTTTATAATTTTTGCCACTTTCAACAAGGGCTATGCAGTCCGCAAAAGTCCCAAAGTGTTTTGGGACAGATGCGGATGCAACGGCGGTAGCGAATAAGTATCCAGTTAGGCTCATGATTAGAAAGGCACTTCGTCCATTTCTTCCTGCTGACCAGCCTTGCCACCAGCAAGCAAGATTCTAGCCGCATTCTTGAGCGTGATATCTTTCTTAGAAATCTTGCCATTGAAAGGCTTGAGTTCCATCTTGTTAACAATCCAAGACCAATCGTTTTCGCTAAGGTCAACAAGTCTGTTACCTTTGTTCTTACCGAATGGCATTAAGACTGATTCAATGTCAGCAACATCTTCGATAGGGAATGCATTAGGAGCGACAGTAGCACCTACGCTTGCGGAGGCTGATGAAACTGCTTTAGCAACTGGCTGGAAGTTTTCGTTAGGAATATAATTGCTTTTTGTTACGGATGAACCGCCTTGAGTAACACGGTCTAACTCTGCATCGTCATCCTCTGTAGCAACACCTGCCACGGATGCCAGTGAGTAACGGCGAAGATAAGAGATGAGTGAGCCAGCGTCTTGTCCCTTGAAGTTTCTTTCAGTGACGGTAGTGCCATTGCTGACGGTCACTTTCTCAGGGACAGGGATGCAGATTGTTTGTTCAAGGAATTCACCACTAGTGTGAATGATGCGTGTGGTAACACCAACGCCGATGTATTCACTGCCAGCAGGGAACTGTAAGACAGCAAGACCATGTTTCGCAAAGATTGCTTTGATTGAAGCGAGGTGTGCCGATAGACTGGCATACTTCGACTTATGGAATGGATTCGTGCTGTCAGCATGAATATCCTTTGTCTCAGCGATTGCGGCTACAAGAGCCTTGTTGATGTTGATGTTTGATGTGGTTGTCATTGTGTTTGTATTTTCGGTCATAAGAAATTCGTCAAAGTGGTGATTCATGATTTACATGAAAGTGATGTTGGGAGTGATTGCAAGCAAGATAGAAAGATTTTGTGAATAAAAATTCCCCCCATAGTTCACCACAAACACAGGGGGGACAAAAACTAAACCGCACAGTTTTTTTTCCAACACATGAACTAACCGTGTTTTGTAAAGCAGTTCATGTCATTCAAGTCAAGTGGATAAGGAAATAAAATATTCCCTAAGCCTACGGACAAACGGCTCTCCAGTCTCCTTGTTTCTGAATCGGTCAACGATTCCTGAGCCAACATAATTCGTGGTAATAATAGTTAACTTCTGGTCTTGAGTTCTAGAGTCAATAATTGCAAAAAGGTCTGACTCCATACGAGCAGTCATTTGCTCTTTGCCCAAGTCATCAAGGACTAAGAGGTCAAGGTTGCAGATTCGGTCTAACATCTGTCCGTGACCCTTTTCTGAGCCATACTCTCCAAAGGACTCTTCGATGTCACGCTCAAGCCTACGCATTGAATAGAACTCACATCTAGCAGGGAAGCGGTCACTCCAGTAGGTTGAAAATAGTTCCCAAGCAGTTCTTGACTTTCCAGTTCCAGTTGTTCCGTGGAGAAGTATGCTCTTCATTGTTGGAGGAAGGCCATCTTCTCTCCACCATTGGATAGTCCTTGAGTAATCTATTGGCAGTTTATCTAAATGAGTATCCTGAAAAGCCTTTGGATGCTTTGGATGTATCTTTGTAAACTTATATCCCTTATCTCTAAATAGTTCTTCATATATGTAAGGATGCGAATGATACTGCTTTGTTGTAAAGCATGACTCGCATATAAGTATGCCTGTAACACTTTTTCCTGATTTTATATCTATGATAGGAGTTACATTCCCATTACAGTGTGTGCATTTAGAAGCCTTTTGCATGTTGGTTAGTGGTAGTTGATTGTTTTGTATTCTTAGAATTAATTACTGGAAATAATCCAGCCCATCCATTCTTGATAGAGTTCTCTATGCTTTGTATAGCAATGTCCTCTGAGTCTAATCCTTGAAGGAACTTAAACTGACTCTTGATAGATGATGGTGCTAGTTTCTTCTTTATTTCCTTTCGATAGTCTATCCATCTACCCCAAGCACTGATAAACTTCTCAGTGTTGTATGGGTAATCAGGAATCTTAATCATCCCTTTAATTGGCTTATCCTTGTTATCTATATCCTCTATATTATCTTCTATACTATTAGGGGGATGTTTGCATCCTCCCCCCCCGGATGTTTGCGTCCTCCCCCCTAGGATGTTTGCATCCTCCCCCTCCTCGCTCTCAAAAGCGACAGCAAGAGGGTCAGGGCATTTGCCACTTTCCTTGACGGTTCTGATTGTCTTAGTAGAAGTGGTCTCAATCTTTCGATAACCATTGTCTAGTTCAGTTCTGATGATGTAGCCAGCCTGTTCAAGCCTACGAAGGTTAGCACGAACATTACGCTCGTCTATGCCTATCTGTGCGGCGATATAGGCGTTGCTTGCGTAACAGCCATTGCTGTTATCAAGAGCGTCTATGATTGAATAGATAAGCATCTCTGTTTTAGAGAGACGGCTATCCGTTAGGATTTCTTTCGGAATCCATAAACCGTGGTAGTTATTGTTCATATATTATTCTGTCTCAGGAGACAAAAATGGGTTATTGCATTCTTCGGTGATGATTACATCAACAAATGGAGCGTTAATATCATGACTCTTAGATATGCTAAGATGCACAACTCTCGAATCATCAACGATATAGCCTTCTTCTGTTAAGCAATCCATAACCATTTTGACGAGGTTATCGCAATCAGGTCTAGTAATTTTAGCCTTGACGGTTACTTTGCCAAGATGCTCTTTGAGCAATGGATATGCAAAGTGAACTGACATACGAAGGGGGCCATCCATAGGCTTGTCTGGTTTATGTGCATGGTTTGAAAGAAAGATGTTAAATTCGTCCTTCCACCTTGAAGCAGAAGAACTTGACATTTTGCCTACAAACATCTTACCAGCCTTGTTTTTAAGGATTCTAAGAGCCGCCTGATGCGTGGGCGGTGGGTCCATAAAGCATCTGAAGTTTACAATCATATTATAATTTTTTGATAATGGTTTCTGTGGTGGTAATAACAGCACTACAAGCACCTACTATAAAAGCAAGCGGTAACACTATAAGCATGAAGATTAATATTGCGGTTGACATAGGAGGAAAAGAAATTACAAGGGGTGAAGGGTGGGGAGGGGTCCAAAACAATTTATGGAATACAAATCACAATCTGAGCGAATCAGCAATACGCAAACTAATTCTAAAGCAACTCAAATCGACCCCGAAAGGAAGAAGCGTTGCGAGGAAATGATTAAGGAAGGAATCCCTAGGGACGATATCCGAAAAGAAACTGGCCTTGCTGAACATACTATCACTGCTATTCGTCAACAAATGGAAGGCGTTCCTGATAAAGACTGGAAAAAAAGTGTTGCAGATAAACTTAAATCAGTAGTATGGAAGGGTGCAAACAAATTAGAAGGAGAGATTGAAACTATATCTCCATCGCAACTTCCTGTTGCATTGGCTATTCTAATAGATAAGATTGCAGTTCTTCAAGACCAACCTACTGCTATTGTTGAACAACGCATGATAAAAATTACGCATGAGGATATCAATAAAATGTTGAAGGCTGATGTTATTGATATTACACCGACCCCTCCCCCCACCCTTCACCCCGAATAATTTCTTACAAAACCATGACAACCCGCACCACATACGAATCAAGCAAAGCAATTAACCACACTCTGTTCAGGAAATTTGTTATTTCTCCTGCACACTTTGACTGGTCACGCAAACAACCTAAACAAGAGCCTTCTACTGATATGAAGATTGGCCTTGCTGTTCACAGTATGGTTCTTACGCCTGACCAGTTTAATAAAGAATTTATTATCGTCCCTACAGATGCACCTAAGCGTCCTGATAAGCGTCAGCGTGAGGCTAAGAAGCCTTCATCTGAAACTTTAGATGCTATTGCATTCTGGGATAACTTCAATGCTACATCTGCTGGCAAGATTGCATTGACATCAACTGAATACGAAACATCACGCCATTGTTACTTTAAGATTCTTGGTTCCAAAATGTGGAAACAACTTACTGACGGAAAGGCTATCATTACTGAAACTCCTTTCTATACCACTTGGACTGAGACTGATAATCCTTTTGAAATCAAAGGCATCCCTGACCTTTATATTCCTGAGACTAAGACGCTCATTGACATCAAGACTATCAATGCTCATCCTACTCAGCACGAAATGGACAAAGCAGTTTATAACCGTGGTTATGATACTCAAGGAGAGTTTTATCGCTACGGTCTCAGCAAGATTGGTATGCCTGTCGAGCGAGTTATCTTTGCATTCTCAGAGAAAGATGAACCTAATGAAGTTGGATTCTGCGAGCAGTCGATTGCCAATCAGGAAGTAACTAGACGCTTCTTAAATGATAAGATGTTCCAACTCTCTCATTGCCTTGCAAAGAATGAGTTCCCATCACTTGATTCGTATATCGCATCAATCTAAACCCCTCCCCCCACCCTTCACCCCACATTGTTTCTAATCACATATCACCATGACTAAGTATATTAAAACTAAATCAGTTAGACAGACTCTTAAGAAACTTGACAAACAAGTTCCTGAGGAGTTTCTTCACCACCTAGATATCTATATCGAGCAAAAGTTGCGTATCCTTGCTGACACTTCTTATAATAAAAAGCGTCTTAATGCAACTGTTTGGAATCTAGTTTTACCTATTGGTCGATGAAGATTACAGACCGTCAAATCTACAGGATGGATTTCGTCCTGCATGCAACTGTATCTGCTAATTCTAGCAAAAAGCGAGTAACCAAGAAGTCAATAATTGAAGACCTTAATAAACTTAAGGATGCAAAGTTCAGACAAGTTGATGTTCCTTACGCTAACTGGAATGCATTCGATATCGAAAAGATTGAAGGTGAGCGTAACAACTGGTTAATCAGTTTTACATTTGATAACGAAGATACATCTCAAGAGCATATCGAGCGTCTTTCTGCCGCTTATTTCTTTGTTCTTACTCAAGGTATTAATATTCTAAACGATACTGGATTTTTTAAGAATCATTATGAGTTTAGTATTGATGACTTTGAGTTAATCACTATTGAAATAGGCTATCTACAATCTGATGGCAAAACCATTTGTTTCCAAAACTAACATGAACAACCGAGAACAATCACGATACGAAAAGTATATTCAACAGTATCCTATCCTTTCTACGACTGGATATAAAGAGCGTTTATACGCTCTATGTGAAGACCCAAAAATTGGGTTCCCACCACTAAGAGAAAATCAAAAGGCTTATAGGGCTTCACGCAAAAAGCGTGATGAACTTGTCCTGCGTCTTTATGAAGAAGCCTGTAATCAGGCCGTTGACAGCAACTAATGAAACGCATTAAGTTTGTTCCTCAACGGACTCACCGCCGTAAAAAGGAAACCATAAAGAATCCTTCTAACAAGGATGACCCTATGGCTATGAGCAAATGGCGAAAGGAGAAGTATCGTCTAGCAATGACGCTACATTTCCAAAACTCTGAAGCAGATGATATATTTACCGCAGATTGCCTTGATGCAGTTAAATCTTATACGAATAATCCTTACGCTCGCTCTCAATTTGTGCGTAGGGCTTTATATCTACTGTTTAAGAATGGCTCTGTTTCTATGTCAGAAATGACAAAGTGATTTAGTCGGAATCGTTCAATGGATAGGACTACGCTCTTCTAAAGCGTTAATCAGGGTTCGAATCCCTGTTCCGACAAATTGCAAAACCCCTCCCCCACCCCTCACCCCACATTGTTTCTAACCACATGTCCCTAATCGAACTAAAATACCTAGCCGAAAAACTTCCTCCTGCTTGGAATTCTCAAGATATCTGCGACCTTGTAGATATTGGTCAAAGTTATACTGATGAAAACGGAAAGCACAATGTCTTTGATGGAGAAGACGAGCGAACAGATTTTCTTGTCTTCCTATTAACATTAGCAGAGTCATATGCTCACTATCTTTCTGTTAAAGGTCAGACACAAGAGCATGACTATTGGAAAGACGGATTGCTTGCCTACGCAACAACCTGCTCTATGGAAGGATGGAATTATTACAATTCATCCTTTAGAATTAGAGAGGTTATTCAAGAGATTAACCGAAATAACTCTTACATTACCGATTACTATTTTTCTAAATACCAACCCGAAATTGAAGGGGAAGATTCAAAATAACCTTTAGTCGGGTAACTCAAGTGGTCAGAGTGTGCTCTTTATAAGGGCAAAGTTGTGGGTTCGAGTCCCGCCCCGACTAAATAATTTTCACTATGAGCAAATACGCATACGAACAAATCAAAGAAATCAAACATCTCATCGCCGAGGTGCGTGATTACGCTAAAGAAATTAAAAATGATATCTCAATGGATACTGATGTAGATATTGGAGACAGGGAAGAAATGCGGTCATCCGCATCTGATATCCTAGGTCTTTGTGATGACATCGAACAACTTCTTAAAGAGATTCCTTAATATGGCTGACCCAGCACGATACGATATTGACCCAATGCTAAAAGAGCCAAAGGTCAATAGCGACACTGATAAGATTGCCGTTCAAGCAGACCTTTATATTGAACGCTCACCAAGCGGAAAATGGATAAAGTGGGCTGACTTTCAAGATTATAAATCAGCACAACGCAGGAATAAGAATGCTGAATCAATTACTCAAATGGGTATTGAGATAGCAGAATTACGCTCACGACTTGCTGAACTTGAACAGTTCTCTGTCCTGCTCGACAAAACCCCTTCCCCCACCCTTGACTCCAAGTGATTTATAAGTCCATCAACATGAACCACAAAAACTATAAAATAGAATATATTGAAGGTGATATAGATTTAGACATTTATTTCTTTATGGAAGGAAATGAAGTTGAAATTAATTCAGCCTTAGATGAGTCAGCCTGTGATGTTATCAATCTACTTGATGATGAAGATGTAGTTAAAATTAAAATTGCTTGTAAGAATTACTTAGACAATCTTCCTAAAGAATAAATCCGACCCCTCCCCACCCTTCACCCCATATCGTTTCCAATTCTATAAACCACCACATGAAATACAAAATCGACACTAAAAACATCAAAGTAACTAATGCAATCGCAGGGGTTATTAATGGTGCATTTGAAACAGGCTTAAATCCTGAATGGTATTGGATTGAAAGCCTTAATAAAAATGGCTTCTTAAATGCAGCATTTGCAGACGGTGAAGACGATTTAACCACTTGCTATACGCCAAACGGTCATCGACCAAAAGTTGATTGGAGTATCCGTGGCTGTTTAATTGATATAGATAATTTTTCAGGATGCGTATATGGAGAGCCTTTAGATGAAGAAAGAGCAACTGAAATTATTACTATTACTCCTGACTATGCAGTAGAAATGTGGAGTAAGTTTGCTGAAGATAAAAAGTCAAAGCATTTAAGGTCTAAAGCAGATGCATATCTTCGATACTTAGTAGCATTAGGTGAAGGTGATTCAGAATATGCACAAAAAATCTTGTTTGAACAGTATGAACCTGACGGTGTTCATGATGACGCATTAGCCCAATATCTTTTTGCTGGCGATGTCATCTTCGGATAAACCCCTCCCCCCACCCTTCACCCCGCTTAGTTTTTGATTCTATGGAAAACCAAACCAAACAAATCCTCTTACCTCACTATGTAGTAGGAGAACATACTTATGAAAATGTAATTGCAGTAGTAGGACACGCAGAAGGAGAAATGTGGTTCTATGAAGAAAACAAATACTTAAACATAGTATTTACTGAAGATACAGTTTTTATTACCCAACAAACATATGACCAAAAAATTACCGAAATCTCACAACTTAAAACAGTTGAGTGCGTTCTTTCACAACTTATTGACTCAGGAGTTATTAGTTCCTTCCACATTCCTGCTTTGTATAGTCATGGTATTAATGCTTTGCCAGTAATTTCAAAACTACATATCCAAAATGATTAATCCTACAGACCGCCCATTTACTTGGGATGAAGAAGAATCTAGCACTCAAATGGAAGGCTATAAACTAATTGTAGATACTGCTGATACTTATAATATTAGCGTTCTGACTATTAGTGGAGAATGTTTTGCAAGCCATTGTGATGACAATGATTTGCATCCATCTACTTTTACTGTTCAAAACTTTAATACATGGCAGGATAATGTTACTGACCGTATGAAAGAATTACAAATTCAAATTGAATCAGAGGAGTTTCTAAGACTTGTAAAATGAAAATGACACCATATAAAGCAGTTCAAATTGCAGAAGGACTAGAAGAGGCTAAAGATATGGATGAGTTTTTCGGTGCTTGGCAATATCTTATTGATACAGGTATTGTATATCAATTGCAGGGATGCTTCGGTAGGACAGCAGAAGCAATGATTGCCGATGGCTTCTGCACTCGACCTGAGACCCCTCCCCCCACCCTTGACCCCACTTGATTTCTAAGGTCTCACCACAACCACCACATGACTAATAAAATCCAATACCTACTCCGTAAAATGCTTGGCATCGAGGAGCGAATCAAACAAGAAATCTCTGAACTTGAGACTCTTATTGAAAATCGAATTGAAAACATTGACCTGAGTGATGAACTCGATACTGCTGTCAGTGATGCAATGGAAAACTTCGATTGGAGTGAAGTAGAAAACAATATTGATTGGTCAAGCGTCTGTTACAATAACGACATCGCAAGCAAAGATGACATTGCAGAAGGATTAGAAGAGTTGAAAGAAGAGTTTGAAGAGTTAAAACAAAATAAAGAAATTGATTATACAGATACTCAGTTTGAGAATCTTGTTAATCGTGCAGTTGAAAATTACTTAAAAGATGTTACCTTCACTCTGTCCTTTAACAAGTCGGATAACAAGTAATGACATTCGGTTTATTAATAATTATATTCTGCCTACTATGCCTAAAAATCTAAAGAAGTCTAAGATTAAGGTTCGTAAGAAGATGCCTAAACCAACTGTTATTCATAAAGATTTCCGCAAGATGTGTTTTATTGATAACATTAAACACTCACTTAAGATGCTTAATAAGCGTCTTCGTGGTAACGGTGACATCGACCTCGACTAACCCCTCCCCCACCCTTCACCCCAAGTAGTTTTCGATTCCATGACCTCACTCGAACAACTCACTCGCTATTCATCTATTGACTCTGCTCAAGAGGCTTGGCAATTCATCTTGAAGAAGTTTCAACCTTGGCAGGAAAATCGCCCATCAGACTATGCAGGAATGCAATGGGATGGATATGTTCCTTTCATGTTTAATACAGGGCAATCTCATTCTATGGATAAGCATAATTACAATACCACTAAGCAAGTTCTTATGCGTTGGTTTTGTTCTGAATCTGATGTAAATGAAACAAATCAACCTGACCGTCAAATGCATCATTTAGAAGAAGCAGAAAACGGTCATTGGGCTTGTGGATATATTAATTATATTCTTCTGTCTGAAAATGCACCTGATGAATTAGTTATTAGCGTTGCTAAGATTTTAGATGTTATTGAAGACAATGCTATGTTAGACAGCGATGCATATACTGATTGGGAATATGAAGCAATCTGTAAACTTTGGAGTGAAGATATCTCTGAGCGAGATAAAACTGATATGTTAAAGAAGTGTAAGTTTACTGATGAAGAGATTGCAGAGTATATAAACAAACCATTTGATGATGTAAATAACTTTGAAGACAGCGGTATGTTATTCGACTACCTGAGGGAATGGCTCAACTGAGCAACCCCTCCCCTCACCCTTCACCCCGACTGATTTCCGATTCCATCAACCAACCACCAAAATGTCCCTCGATTGGCAAATGCCTGAAAACTCTGATGAGTCTTTACTGACTTATAAAACTCGATATAATGGAGAAGAGCATGAAATAATGCATCCTGTTCTTCATTGTCTTATCTTTTTAACACTCTCTACTGATATAGATTATGAAACTAAAAATCTTAAAGATGCTAAACGCAGAATTAAGTGGATAAAGAGACTTAATCCTCGTTATCTTACTTTAATATTTGGTAAAGATGCTCTCAAGGTTGAAGTTTGGTATAAAGACAAATGGATTTCTTTCAAAGAGTATTGGGAAAATACAGGTGATACTACTGCTGAAAATAACAATATTTCCCAATTAGATAAATTAACATTTGGTGAAAATGCTATTGAAATTGATATTAATGATAAGTGGATTGAAAAATATAAAGGTCTATGGACTAATGTAGGACACAAGACTTTCCAAACTTGGTTCAACCGTTATAACAAGTTTGTATTGGCTGAACTTGAGCGACAACGCTCCTAACCCCTCCCCCCACCCTTCACCCCCCATGCTTTCTAACCCCATCAACCAACCATGAATTACAAATACCTATTCACTCAAGTTGCAAATGATTACTGCATCTATCAATTTGAGTATAACAATGTCTCTACTGTTATCGGTAGAATCCGTGGAGATTATTCTCAATCAAATAATAAAAGTCATGGATATAATTATGACTTTATTATCAATCGTATTGAAGTAAATACAAATGATTATACTTCGATTGCTCGTTTAGCGTTTCGTAGGGATGATAACCAAGAAACGACTGATAAAAACTTAGAAATCCTAAACGATTGGTTCAAAAAAGAATCTGAGGGCATAGATGTCTTAAAGATTTACTTTCCTGAGCCAAAAAGCGACTAACCCCTCCCCCACCCTTCACCCCGCTTGCTTTCTAACTTCATCAACCCACCAAAATGACATCAACTGAAATCATCGCTAAAATTGCAATCCCTGCTGGTTATGAAAAACCTGCTATTGATGCCAATATAGATGGAAATGCTTTTTCTATCATATCTGCTGTCAGTAAAGCACTCCGAGAAAATAAAGAAGTTCAATCTCGATTCAATAAATACATTCATGAATCTGAGTCTTATGACTGTCTCTTACAAGTCTGTATGTCTGTAGTGGACTTTGACTTTGAAGGAGAGGATGGACTCATGGAGGATGAGGACACCGAGTGGTGACCCCTCCCCCACCCTTCACCCCATTCGCTTTCCGACTTTATGACCTCACCAAAACGAAGCAAGTTATGGAAAGACAATGTAACTTATACAATCTATGTTAGTAAGTATAAGAATGCAAAGTCTGCTTATAAAACATGGTTTTCAAATGCTTACTCTGCAAATGAGTTCGACCCATTTGAGAATCGTTTGTATGTTCCTTCCCAAGTTGCAATGTATTGGCATGGCCTAAATATAGGCAATGGATACAGGGCTAAACTTGTTAGGGAATATAATAAACAGGTAGATACAATCGCTCGAAAAGTATCTTAATATGCTTGGAAAGTATCTTTATATGACAGATAAACAAATATATTTAGAGTTTCTATCAATCTGTGGCTCTCATTTAATTGACCCATTAATAGCATTAGAGATTGAAGGAGTTAAAGAAGCATTAAGCCAACATGACTTAGATGCAATAGATGAAATCTTGGCTGAGAGCATTTGAGAGCGAGACCCCTCCCCCCACCCTTCACCCCCTGTGGTTTCTGACTCCATCAACCACCACCAAAATGTCTTCTTTCTCACTAATACATTCTGAGTTTGTTTTTGAAGATGGTTTTTTCAAATACAAGCGTTCAAACTGTTATAATAATCTTCATACAACTGAGATTCTAACTACTGAACAAGTGATACATCTATTGAATCTATGGATTGTCCCTGTAAAGACTGAGTTCGGAGAGCGACCCCCTTCTCTGCCGTTTACCCCTCCCCCCACCCTTCATGCCGAGTGATTTCTGACTCCATGAAACAACCACCCGCCGATAAGTTTACAGTTAAAGAAATTGCAGACTTCTTAACTGTTATTGATACAGATAATGATAATGTAGTTATCTTTATTCCTAAGGACTCTTACGATACTCAGGCAGAAGCCTTAAGCGTTGCAGTAAGATATGCAGATATGTATAACTCAGGCAATTATCCAACAGAAGCAGTTGCAGTTGTATCTGTAATGAATGATAAAGGAGAGTGGGAACGCTTGCCATCTATCGAAGAGAGAATAGCGTTCACCGCAACCCCTCCCCCACCCTTCACCCCACCTGCTTTCTGACTCCATGACCCCACCAAACCGATTCACGCTAAGAGATGGTAAACTGTATGACAAAGAAGACGATGTGTTTCTGACTCCTGAACAAAGTCTGATAGTTTGCAACTTGTGTTCTATTTATTGGAAACAAGCGTGGCAAATGTATCGAACTGCCGTTCAAGATTCAACAGGCATTCACCTTACTCCTGCATTTGAAGACTTTAGCAAGTATCAGGCAGACCTGTCTAACTTGCTTCAGGAGTGAGACCCCTCCCCCCACCCTTCACCCCACTTGCTTTCCAACTTTATGGACACCACCCCCACACCGATTCAGTTTATCTATCTCGCACAAGCCGAAGTTGACCTTGCTAAATCTGTCTTTAAAGATGCATTTAACACAGTTCAAACAGGCCATGCAAATGCAATGTATGTAGCACAAGAGGCAATGTATTGCCGAAAGATTGCCAAGAATCTTGAATCTAAGCCTGACTATAGGGAAATAGTAAAAGCACGGTTTGAAGTGCATCAATGGGCAGACCGTATTGAGGGGCTGGCTCGCTGAACCCCTCCCCCCACCCTTCACCCCCTATGCTTTCTAACTCTATGGAAACCACCGAAACCACCGCCGTTCAATCATTAAAGAATGAAACCCCTAAAGAACCCCGCTTCTATGTCCAAGACGGTAAAGTCTTCGACAAACAAGCCAAAGGAGGCCACTACACCGCTCAGGAAATCGTTCAGTATCTGAATGAATCTCAGGAGATGTATGACGCTATCCAAGGCTTCTACGGCAAGTTGAAATGGGCGATGAAGGGATTACCCCCTCAGGAGAAGAAGTCCCGCCTCTACTGAGGCCGAGACCCCTCCCCACCCCTCACCCCACTTGCTTTCCGATTTTATGGAAACCACAACCTACATCGTTACAAGTTACATAGCGGTTCAACAAACCGTCCAAGCGTTCAGCAAGACAGAAGCGGAGGAAAAGGCAAATGAAGCAAACCTTCAAGTTTACCTGCAGGGCGGTTGCCCTGAGAGGGGAATCTCTTGGGGAAGTGAGGGAACGCCGACTCAGATTCAACCCCTCCCCACCCCTCACCCCACCTGCTTTCTGACTCTATGGACTCAACCACAAACACCCTCCTGTTCCTCGAAATCTTAATCAAGCAAGCCTCGCCGAAAGGCAACCGCCGTCAGCGGGGTATCACAAGGGGCTACAGGGCACTTGCTCGCCGTCTCAGGGCTGACATAGTGCGGGAGACTTTCGGGGGTCGCTGAACCCCTGCGAGACCCCTCCCCGCTTGCACCCTGAGCCTGTAAAAAACCCCTCCCCCACCCCTCACCTGAGGGGGGGAGGGGGTCGGCTTTTCAGCCAGACCCAAATAAGGGGAGTGGTTGCTGGGTGCAGAGTTTTGTGTCAAAAGGGGTTCGGGTGAACCAGACATCTATCTTTCCTTGTCTGGTGTATAGGACTGCTTGCAGTCCCTGAATCCCCGGCTGAAGCGGGGATTCTAAGGGGGTTGACAGGAAATCGACAAGCCTAAAATGCTGTTGATAATGTTTCAGTAGTTATGCTTATGAGTTGACAGGGGTGTATGAGATTATTTTATGGCGAGCATGGATATATCAGAGCAGCAACTGAGAGAAGCACTTGGACTTAGCAGGTGGGAATTAAAGGCGTTAAGAGAGAAGGCTCCTTCTGGCTCTGTGTATCAGGAAAGCAAAGGACAAGGAAAGAAGCCTAAGCATCTGCATCCTTGGATGTGGACTGATTCTGGGCAAGAATGGCTAAAGGCTGCAAACACTAGTATTGAAGCACCTTTGCAGACCATTGTAGCCGAAGAGAGTAGAATTCTTAATGTTGAAGTAAAGCGTTGTAATTTTCCTAATAAACGGCTGTTTGAATCTATGGTTGACGAGAAGTGGGTTCTTATGGTTATATGTAAAGACGCTACAAAACTTCGTCCTAGACAGAATGTTCGTGTAAAATTTAAGAACGGCGTGGCTCATTTAATCTCTGATGGTAAAGGACGAGCAGCATAATTTTTATTTATATGGCTACATACAAAGGAAGAAAAGTTACACTCAACAAGCCCTTTAAGACACCTAGCGGTCCCAAGAAGTCTGCTGTTTATGTCAAGGCTGGAACCAAGGTCAAGATTGTTCGCTTTGGAGACCCCAATATGTCTATCAAGAAGAATATCCCTGCTAGGCGAGCATCGTTTAGGGCTAGGCATAAATGTGCTACTCCCGGTCCAAAGACCAAGGCTAGATACTGGAGTTGCAAGGCTTGGTAAATGTTCGTTCCGACTAAGCATCCTGTATTAATTGCTCCCAATGAGGAGCAAATCAGGCTGCTTGTGTCAAGGATTGGGGAGGAGAAGGTAGCAGAAATCCTGCAGTTGCGTGAGGATAAGATTACTTCTGAGAAACTTGACCCATATAGGCATGGCTTTGAGCCTGACCATTGGAAATTAGCGGACGAACTGCTAAAATCTAAGAATGAGGTGCTTATTCTTGGTGGAAATCGTGCTGGTAAGACAGAATGGGCTGCTAAGAGAGTAATTCAAACCCTTGTCAATGTTCCAAACGCTAGGGTGTGGTGTTTACACACCACGAACCAATCTTCGATACAGATGCAACAGGATGTTGTATGGAAGTATCTACCTCCTGAGTTAAAGAATGCCAGAAAAACTAAGATTACTAATGTGTCTTATTCGCAGAAGAATGGTTTTTCAGACAATACTTTTATTTTGCCAAATAAGAGTCAATGTTTCTTCATGAATTATGCTCAAGATAAGAGAGTTATCGAGGGTGGCGAGGTTGACCTTATCTGGTGTGACGAACTTGTGCCTCTTGACTGGATTGAGACGCTGCGATATCGTATCGTTACTCGCCGTGGTAAGTTGATTATTACATTTACTCCTGTTCTTGGCTACTCTCAGGTCGTTAAGGACTATGTTGCTGGATGCACTTTTAAGGATTACCTAGAAGCAGACCTTTTAGACAAGAATAAAACGCATGTTATGGGCTGTCCTAAGGGAAAAATGCCATTTTTGGCTCACGCCATGAATTCTAACGCAGGAATCATGTGGTTTCATAGCAAATTGAATCCATATAACCCATTTGACCAATTAGCATCAACACTTCAGGGCAAAAATACGAATGAAATCAAAATTCGTGCTTATGGATGGGCTGAAAACACAAGTGGAGCACAATTCCCACGATTCTCAGAAGTTCATCTAATACCTCAAAACAGAATTCCTAATGAGGGAACTAATTATATGGTAGTTGACCCCGCTGGGGCTAGAAATTGGTTCATGCTTTGGCTGCGAGTTGATGAAGACGATAATATGTATGTATATCGTGAGTGTCCTGACATATCTCAAGGAGAATGGGCATTGCCGGGAGAGAAATCTGATGGAAAGATGGGTTCAGGCCAGAAAAATGGTGCTGGTATGGGTTTAGATGACTATAAGGCTAAAATAAAAGAACTTGAGAAAGACGAAGACATTGTTGAGCGTTATATCGACCCTAGGGCTGGTGCTACACAAGCCGCTGGCAAAGAAGGTGGAACTTCGCTTATCGAACTACTTGACCAAGGAGATGCACCAATGTATTTCGTTCCTGCATCTGGTGTTGCCATTGAACAAGGAGTTGCAATTATAAATGACTTGCTTTATTGGAATCAATCTGAACCATTAAGCAAAATCAACCAACCAAGACTTTATGTATCCGAAGAATGCAAAAACCTCATTTTCGCTCTCAAAGAGTGGACAGGACTTGACGGCGATAAAGGAGCCTGTAAAGACCCAATCGACTGCCTCAGATATCTCGCAGTCATGGAACCACAATACTGTGGCAAAGACTCCTTCAAATCAAGAGGAGAACCCTTTTCTTATTAATACCAAGTATCCTATACTACTCAACAAAAGCCTTGCAGCAGAAATGACTGGACTCGACACTCAATATTTAGATAAACTCAGAAAGGCTGGCAAAGTGACTGTCTATAAGACATCAGGAGGCCAACACAGATTTTATAGAGATTCACTTATCAATCACATCAAGACAAATTTAATCAATGTCAAATAAATATAACTTCAACCAAGACAAATTAGTTTTTGCGAGCGAAACGCCCGACATCAACGAACTTGTGCTTGAACTTGGTCGCTCAATTTCACACGGCTCAAATCTATCTGAGACAACCGATAACGACAACATCCGTTTTTGTAAATGGCATGGTCAGACAACTGACGGCAAAAAGCATTCGGATAAACGAGACGAATCAGACCCAGCAATGCCTTTCGAGGGTGCATCTGATGTCCGCAATAGATTAGTTGATAGAGTCATCAACGAGCAAGTAGCCATGTTGATGAATGCATGGAAAGCAAGCAAGGTTAAGGTGTCAGGCATCACAATAGATGACGCACCGTATGCAGAATCACTAACAATTTTACTTAACCATCTTGTCGTTAACAGACTTAGAATCGAACTTCGCAGAGAAGTAGAACTCTGGGTTAACTGGGCAATGCAATATGGTTGGTCTTGCATGCATGTTACTTGGGAGCAAATCCTAGGCAAAAGAGCACAAGTAGTTACATTTGAAGAAATTGAGCAAGCAGTAATACAAATCTCTCAACTTGAACCTGATTCACCCGCTGCTCAACTTCTTGAATATATCAAAAATCCTGCACAGACGGAACTGGCTGCATCAGTCATTGGTCAGGTCATTCCAAACGCAAAAGAGAATGAACTGATTAAACTAGTTGAAGACCTCCGTGAAACTGGAGAAGGTAAGATTTT